AGATTTAGCGGATCTACAGGTCCTCCATCATATATTCAAATGACTAAATTTTATCCATCTGTTAAGGGAATGTTTTATTTTATACGATGTAAGGATTCAAATTGGGTTGAGGGTGCATGTGCAGCTCTCAGTGTTAATGATGGTCCTAAACCCAGGATAATGGGTTTTCACTTGGTAGGTAATGGTGAAAATGGTTTTTCTGCTCACTTAGATACTAAGATGATTAAGAATGCCATAGAGAAATTATCTGAGATACTTACACTCTCACGATCATTACCACATTCTGTGGCTGAATATCCTGATGGGTATTTTGATATAGAATATCCCGTTTCAGAAGTGATAAGTCCTAAATCACCTTTTTCCAATTACCAAGTAGGTGTTGGCCTATATGGCACCACCAATTGCGTTTCATATAAGACAGAGTACCGATTAAGTAAAATAGCCGATTATTGTGTAGGGAATTTGGGACCATGTAAATGGACTACTCCATGCTTCAAAAAAATAGGTGATTTTGATCCATGGGTTGAAGGGTGTGAGGCAGTTTTAACCGCCTCGTATAGAGGTAACCCTCACCATATAGAGTTGGCTGTTAACGATTTTCTGGATGGATTGGATTTTAATGACCAAGATTTGTCATATGTTAAACCACTAACGAATCATGAAATATTAAATGGCATTGATGGGAAACGATTTATAGATGCTATCAATTTTAACTCTGCATGTGGTATACCACTTAAAGGGAAAAAGATTAATTATGTGGTAGAAGTTAAGAGTGACACACATATGCGATGTATGGATTTCGCACAAGAATATCAATTCTTTTGGACTCATCTTAGTGAACTAGAAAGTTTATATGATAAAGGACAATTAAAAGGCTTCATTTTTAAAGCAAGTCTTAAGGATGAAATCGTATCCAAGCAGAAAGCTCGTATATTTTTCTGTGCACCACTTTTGATGCAATTACATATGCGCAAATATATAACTCCATTATTAAGATTAATTAGTATGAATCCACTAATGATGGAGTGTGCTGTTGGAATGAACCCTTTTTCATTAGAATGGCATCAATTGCATATGCATTTAATTCGATTTGGAACGGATCGAATAATAGCTGGTGATTACAAGAAATGGGATCTTAGTATGAGCGTTAGACTAATAGAAGCTGCTAAGACAATCTTCGTGAAGCTGGCTATAAGATATTATTCTCTATGGGAGAGTAATCAAACAAATCACAGCCTGTCTGAGTTGGAACAACCTTTTGTGGATTGGAATGGTACTTTAGTACAGCTATTTGGCGGTTTGGTCTCAGGTCATAATGCGACGGCTCACTTTAATAGTTTCATGAATTCAATTTTATTGAGGATGGTATTTAAACATTATTATCCAGATAAAAAGTTTCGCGATTATGTCTCTGCCATAACATACGGAGATGATTTCTTAGCTGGAGTTAGTCCTGAGTGTCCATTATTTAATTTTAAAAATATACAAAAGTATGTGGACGAAGAATTGGACATGAAACTTACTAGTTATGATAAGAAAGCCACAGCAGATGAATATGCCAATATTTTTAGTGTTGATTTCCTCAAAAGAAGATCCGTCTTAATTGATGAATATTATGTTGGGTGTTTGGCAAAGGATTCCATATATAAAAGCCTTTATTTTACAAAGGCAAAAAAGAGTGCGGAACGTACAGTTCTAGTTAGTACGATAACATCCGCAATGCATGAAATATTTTTCCATGGTAAAGATGAATATGATAAATTTAGAAATCATATGATACAAGCTTTGGCCCCTTTGGAAATAATCATGCCAATACTAGATGTGCCCTACGAGGATCGCTTAATAAATTGGAGGGCACAGAATATTCCTGGTTATGATATTGATTACGATAATGCACCTAAAACGCTTGTCATGAGTAGGAAAGCATTAGGCATTATAGATGAGCATGGTGAACTCATCATTTCAGATGAATCATTTGACTACGATGATTATGTCTTACATTCAGTAGTTAGTTATAATAATAATACGACTAATTTTTGTGATTTTATGAAAT